GCCGCCATTGAGTTTCAGGACATCCCGATAAAACCCAATAGCCCGCAGCGCCGCCTTCTTATCGAAAAAAATGCCACGAGTGTGGCCGGTTTCAAGGTCGTTCAGATGCCGCTGACACGCGGCGCGCACTTGCGGCCCCGCTATTTTTTTGCCTGCGACAACCGCCTTTGCATACTTCGTGACCGGATCAGCTGAAGTAGCTCGCGGTGCCGCCTTTGTCGTTGCCAAACAAATCTCCCTGTGGCTGCAGCGAAATGCCGGTGCGCGCCCGTGGCGTCATGCCAAATTGAGTGAAGGCGAGTTTGAAGGTCTGCCGTTCGTGTTGTTGGACTGGCAGCAGTTCATTGTTGGTAGTCTGTTTGGGTGGAAAACACTGGACGGATACCGGCGTTTTCGGGTGGCTTATGTAGAGACCGGCAAGGGCTCGGGCAAGAGCCCCTTGGCGGCCGGTGTGGGCATGATTGGCCTCACTGCAGATGATGAAGCCCGGGCTGAAATCTACGCAGCGGCCACCAAAAAAGACCAGGCCATGGTGCTGTTCCGCGATGCGGTGGCCATGTACAAGCTCTCGCCCGAACTGCACAAGCGGCTCAAACCGTCGGGCGTTGGTGAAAGCGTCTGGAACCTTGCGTATTTTGAGAAGGGCAGCTTCTTTCGCCCCATCAGTGCGGATGATGGCCAGTCTGGACCGCGCCCGCACATGGCGCTGATTGACGAAATCCACGAACACCGAAACAACACGGTAGTGGAGATGATGCGCGCAGGCACCAAGAGTCGGCGCCAAGCGCTGATTTTCATGAACACCAACAGCGGCGCGAGCAAGACCTCGGCCTGCTGGAATTACCACGACTACGCCTGCAAAGTTGCGGCGGGCACGATGGTAGACGACGCATTTTTTGGCTACGTGTGTAGCCTCGATGAGGGAGACGACCCCTTCAGTGATGAAAAGTGCTGGGCAAAAGTAAACCCCAGCCTGCAGGGTGCCAACCTGCCCGGCATGAAATACCTGCGCGAGCAGGTGGTGGAAGCCCGGGGCATGCCCAGCAAAGAGGCGCTGGTGCGCCGCCTGAACTTTTGCCAGTGGACCGACGCCACGAACCCGTGGATCAGCGCTGACATTTGGCTCGGTGCCGCGCGTGAATACGACTGGCGCGAGTTCCGCGGCCGGCGCGCGTGGGCCGGGCTGGATCTATCCAGCACGACCGATTTAACTGGCTTGGTGTTGTACATCGAGCCCGTTGAACCCGGCGAACCGTGGCGCCTGGTGCCCTTTGCCTGGTTGCCAGAAGAAGGCCTGCAGCGCAAGGAAGAGTTGGACCGCGTGCCCTATTTGGCATGGCGTGCCGCTGGTTATCTGGAGACAACGCCGGGCCGAGCCATCAGCAAGCTGGTGGTGATCAAGAAACTGGTGGAGCTGAGCAGCTTTTTTGAGTTGCAAACCGTTGGCTATGACCGCTGGCGCATAGAAGATTTGAAGTCTCTGGCCTCTGACAACGACATACAGCTGCCAGAAATGAAGCCATTCGGCCAGGGCTACAAGGACATGAGCCCAGCGGTAGAGGCATTTGAAACCGCTTTGCTCAATGGCGAAGTGGTGCACCCCGGCAACCCGGTGCTGACCTGGTGCGCAAGCAACGCGGTGATTACTTCGGACGCGGCCGAAAACCGCAAGCTGGACAAAGAAAAGGCCACCGGCCGCATCGACTTGATGGTGGCCAGCGTGATGGCCGTGGGCTCTGTGAACCAGGCCACGGTGGGCAATATTTACAACGAACAAGGGATTTTCTCAGGATGAAACTACGCGAATTGAAAGGCCGGTTAACTGCCGCCCTGGCGCGCATCGTTCCTGATGTGAACCTGCGCGATGTGCTGGTGTTTGGCGGCATTGCGTCTGCTGGCTACGGCATTGCGTTGATCTACCCGCCTGCGGCGTGGATCTTCTGCGGCCTGTCGGTCGCGTGGCTGGGGCTTAACTGATGGGAATCCTTGACCGCCTGCAGTCGCGCTCGGGCTCTGTGGCTTCGGGCCATCCGCGTGACCCGGCTTTGGCTGCATGGTTTGGCGGCATGGGCAGCAGCTCCACCGGCCTAACCATCACGCCAGACACGGCCATGCGATCCACCGTGGTGTACCGCTGTGTGCAACTGCTGGCGCAAACATTCGCCACCTTGCCACTGCATGTATTCCTGGAGCTGGACAACGGCAACAAGGAAATCGACAAAAAGCACCCACGGTACAAGCTCCTGCACAGCCGCCCTAACAAGTACCAAACCTCGTTTGAATGGCGCGAGATGATGGCCGGGCACTTCGCCCTGCGCAACCGCTGCTACAGCGAAATCATCAGCAGCGGTGGCAACGCCGTTGACCAACTCATACCCCTGCACCCAGACCGCGTGCGCCCATTTCGCGCGCCCGATGGCTATTTGGCGTTTGAGTACACCCCGCTGAATGGCGCATCGCGCATCATCCTGCAGAGCGAGATGCATTTCATGCACGGCATGGCGCTGGATGCTGATGGCTGCACCCCGCTGTCACCGGTAACCGCTTGCCGTGAGGCTATCGGCCTGTCCCTGGCGGCAGAAGAACATGGTGCCCGCCTGTTTGGCAACGGCACCCGCCTGGGCGGCGTGCTTACCCTGGCCGCCGGCAAAACCATGAAAGACGACGCCGCCCGCAAAAACCTGCTGGAGTCGTGGAAAAAGGCCAACAGCGGCCTGCGCAACGTCGGCAAAACCGCCATCCTGGAGGATGGCATGGACTGGAAAGAGTTGGGCATGACGTCGATAGACGCCCAGTTTGTCGAGCTGCGCAAGCTCCAAATCCCAGAAATCTGCCGCATTTGGGGTGTGCCCCCGCACAAGGTGGCCGACCTGGAGCGCAGCACCAACAACAACATCGAGCACCAGGGCATCGAGTTCGTTACCGACACCATACTGCCAGGCGCCGTGCGCTGGGAGCAGGCCATGCGCCGCGATCTGTTCGATGGCGATGACAACCACTGCGCCGAATTCAACCTGGACGGCCTGATGCGCGCAGACAGCGCAGCGCGATCCGCCTCCTACTCATCGGCCCTGCAAAACGGGTACATGACCCGAAACGAAGTGCGGGCACTGGAAAGCCTAAACCGCTCCACCGACAAGGGCATGGATGACTTCACCATCCAACAAAACATGACTGTAGTGCAGCTGATTGAAGCACTCGGCAAAAACGGCCAGCAACCCACGCAAGGCAATACACCATGACCACCAAGCAACGCGAAGCCCGCACGTTTTCCGCAGAACTGCGCGCAGTCTCTGCCGATGACAAAGCCGCACCTACCAAGATAGCCGGCCACGCCGCCAAGTTCGACACCTTGTCCGAAGACCTGGGCGGCTTCCGCGAGCGCATTGCGCCCGGCGCCTTCGCCAAGACCATCCAGTCGGGCGACATTCGCGCGCTGTGGAATCACGATGCCAACATCGTCCTGGGCCGCAACAAAGCCGGCACGCTGCGCCTGTCTGAAGACAGCGCGGGCCTTGCATTTGAGGTGGATGCGCCCGATACCCAGTTGGTGCGCGACATGGTTATGTCCCCAATCGCCCGCGGCGATGTCAACCAGTGCAGCTTTGGCTTTTACACCATCAGCGACAAGTGGGCCAAGGTCGATGGTGAATGGGTGCGCACCCTGCTGGAGTGCGAGCTGCTCGACGTTAGCCCTGTCACATACCCCGCCTACTCGGCAACCGATGTTGCTGTGCGCTCCATGAAAGAGGCCATGCAACAAGCCGCCCCGCCTGCAGATGAGCAGTGGCGCACCGACCTGTTGCGCCGCCGTCTGGACCTGGCTGACGCACCCTGATCCCCTGATTCTCTCCCGCCCTTTCCGGGCACATCAACCTGGCCGCTACACAGCGGCCTTTTTTATTCCCGAAAGGAAAATGAAATGTCGAAATTGAACGAACTGCGCGATCAGCGCGGCAAGCTGGTTGCAGAAACCCGCGCCATCCTGGACAAGGCCGACGCTGAAAAGCGCAGCCTGACCGCCGAAGAAACCGGCAAATACGACGAACTGTTCAAGAAACAGGACGAACTGCGCGCCAGCATCGCTCGCGAAGAACAGCTGGCCGAGGTGGAGCGCCAAGCCGCCGAGCAAACCCTGCGCAGCAAAGACGCCCAGCGCGATGCCGGCAAGGGCAAGCCCACCGACCCCGAAGCCCGCGCCACCGGTGTGCGTGGTACTGACGAATACCGCGCTGCCTTCAGCAAGCTGCTGACCCAGGGCGCCCGCTCCCTGACGGATGCCGAAACCCGCGCACTGCAGGCCGATAGCGACACCGCTGGCGGCTACATGGTTGCGCCCGAGCAGTTTGTGGACAGCCTGATCAAGACCGTTGACAACATGGTCTTCATCCGCCAGCGCGCCACCAAGTTCCGCTTGACCACATCCAATAGCATGGGCTCCCCTTCGCTGGATGCTGATCCGGCAGATGCCGATTGGACCGCTGAAATCCTCACCGGTTCCGAAGACTCCACCATGGCCTTCGGCAAACGCGAGCTCAAGACCCACCCGCTGGCCAAGCGCCTCAAGGTCAGCAACAGCCTGCTGCGCCTGTCGGGCGGCATTGAGGCGCTGGTGCGCAACCGCCTGGCCTACAAGTTCGCCGTTTCGCAAGAAAAAGCGTTCCTTACTGGCTCTGGCTCCAACCAACCACTGGGCGTGTTCACAGCATCTGCCAGCGGCGTTACCACTGCGCGCGATGTTTCCACCGGCAACTCTTCCACTGCCCCCACCATGGATGGCCTGATTTCTGCAAAGTACTCGCTGAAAGGCCAGTACTGGAACAACGCAGACTGGATCTTCCACCGCGATGTGCTGGCTGTGGTCTCCAAGCTGAAAGACGGCGACGGCCAATACATGTGGCGCGAGTCTGTGCGCGAAGGCGAGCCAGACCGCCTGCTGGGCCGCCCCGTGATGATGAGCGAATACGCGCCCAACACCATGACCACCGGCTTGTACGTCGGCATCTTGGGCGACTTCAGCAACTACTGGATCGCTGACGCGCTGGACTTCCAGGTGCAAGTCTTGAAAGAGCTGTACGCAGAGACCAACCAGACCGGCTACATCGGCCGCCTGGAGACCGACGGCGCCCCCGTGCTGGCCGAGGCCTTCGCCCGCGTCAAGCTGGGTTAAGTCCCCGCGACCGAACCCGCAGCGCCATAGCGGCGCTGCACCCAATCACCCCCCCATTTTTGAAAGACTGAATCATGAATCTCAGCAAATCTATCAAGGTCACCGTGGTGGAAGCCGCAGCCGCAGCCGCCCAGACCGAGCTGGTTACCGACGTGTTGGACATGTCCGGCTACGAAGGCGTTTTGTTCATTGCCATGACTGGTGATGTGACAACTAGCAGCGTGCTCACGCTAACTGTCAAAGGCAACAGCGCCAACAGCGTGTCCAGCCCTACACCCGTCACGCAAAAGGCCACCGATGCATTCACCGCAGGCGCCACCAGCGCTGACAGCAAGGTGCTGATGGTCGATGTGTACAAGCCCACGCTGCGCTACGTCTTTGGCAGCCTCACACGCACCGCGGCAGACGCGGTGG